CAAAGGAAGCACAAAGCGAGCACACTCCTTTGCAATACCTTCATCAAGCATTCTCTGATAAAGATCCATTGCTTGTGAGAAATGGTGTTGCATTAACATTTCAAACTTCTGACTCGTAAACGGGTCAATGTCATCAATAGAATTCTGACGATTCTTGGTGTCTTGTCTGCGTAGTTCAGGTAGAGGGATCGTCTTCGCGAGTAGGGAAGAATCAGCATAACGTTGTGAAAATTCTTGATATGTAAATGACCTGTGACGAAGCACTTGAGCTGCGATTCCTCTAGTAGTATTCAACTCCAGAGTCATATATGCTTGCTCAAAAATACTCCAGTGTTGATGCTTCACACAATACTTGAGAAGACCAGAGAACTTTTCATTCTCCTGGTTGTTAGGATTTGAAACACGGGCACAATATGCCATGTGCTTCTCAGCATCAGGAGTTACGCTGATTAATTTTACGTTGTTCTCTTTCATCAAGTGTCTCGTTAATAATGTCTTTTAGTTCTTGTCTTTCTAAATCAGTAAAGACATTTCGTTTTGGTATTACCAGTGGTGGATATGATTTCCTTGATTTTGATTTACCATTGCTAGGAAAACTCATTCCCTGTGTATCTATTTTATCCATCGTCGTCCTCAAAAACTTCATCATAATCTAATATGTAGTTGGAAGCAGGATCATCAAAATTTTCTTGCTTAGTCGTGTATACATCCACATCAGAGTATACTTCAGACTCTAGAGCATCAACCAGCAGTTTTAGATTCTTTACTATCAGTTTTAGTTTATCTCTTTCCATAAAAAATGGGAGGTTT